ATCTGACAGATCTTTTGATACGATCATTCCATGCCAAGCATTCCGGTCTCGAGAAGTGGACTTATGACCAATTTATCGACACCATGTTGCCTCGTAGGAAGGATCGTTACAGGAGTGCAAAAGCCAGACTGTTAGATGGCTACAAACTGACTAAGCCCGTAGTTGAAGCTTTCTTGAAGAGGGAGAAAGTGTCCTTCGACAGTAAAGACCCAGCACCCCGCCTTATACAACCTATGCCGGATGAGTACCTTCTGGAGGTTGGGTGCTATATTAAGCCCTTGGAGAAATTGTTGGTGAAGATAGTTGAAGAGGTGTTGGACTGTTTTATATCGAAAGGCCGTCTGCCCGAGGAAATAGGGCAGTGGTGTTTCGAATCATGGAACACGTTCACAGACCCGGTTTGTGTTGACTTAGATGTCAGTAGATTCGATCAACACGTTTCATCCAGTGCCTTGGACATGGAGTTTTCTGTGTACAACGGTATCTGGAAAGACCCGGAGCTGAGAAGACTTCTGCAAATGCAGAAAAATGTTAGACGAGTGCTCAGAATTTATGGTGAAGGAGCCATTTGGTTCAAGCCACCTGGTGGTAGGCTAAGTGGCGTCCCAAATACCGGCTTGGGCAACGTACTAATCATGTGCATTCTTCTCAGGTCATATTGCAAACAGTTCCCGAAAATGAAGTTCAAAATTCTTGATAATGGGGATGATTGCAACGTGATTCTAGAGCGTTCAAACTTGAGTGCCTTCAAGGCAAATTTGGTTCCTTGGTTCAGAAACCACGGGTTCTCACTGAAAATTGAGAACGTTGCCTACGATTTGTTCGACATCTTCCACTGTCAAGCAAACCCTGCCTACGTTTATGGGAAGTATACTATGGTGAAGTACCTTCCGCGCGTGGCAATCCGAGAAGGCAACACCGTTCGCTCGGTGCGTACAGAAGAAGACTGGGCATTCTTCAGGTCTGCAATATCTTGTGGTGGGATAGCAGACTTCTCAGGAATCCCAGTAATACAGGATTGGTTCTGGAAGCTAGGAGAGGGGACCGCCAGAATATATGATATATTCTCCCCCCTTGCTCGAAGATTAAATAGGTTTGAGTGGCGTTTCATAAAAGGAAGACGTGACTTTGTCGCCCACTACCGCCATCCTGATTTTTGTTCCAGAATGTGGTTTGCGTACAAATATAAAATGTTGTATGATGAACAGGTCGATGTGGAGAATAAGATTCTCACAACTCGCTTGCGCTGGCACACTGAAGGCCAGCACAAAATGCGGACTCCTGTGTCACGGTATGAGTTTTTGCAAGACGACGTGCACTGGAGGTGGCCGTACATTTGGAAAATGGGGTCTGTGTAGGT